GAGTTTGTTGAGCTAGATGCTCTGACTGCCTCTGCCACGGCTGACTATGCACTAACCAGAAACTCAGTGGCCTATTACCCTGAGACAGTGAACAACTTACTAGTCAGCATCAACGGCGTGATACAGGCTGGCTCTACCATGAGCCTATCAGGTAACACGCTGACGGTTGGTGCCACGCTATCATCATCGGATGTCATCGACTTTGTTCGTGTGCTCGGCAATGTAGGCAATGTTGTTACGCCTACTGACGGCTCTGTTACATCAGCCAAGTTAGATACCAACATAGCTATCAGTGGCAATCTGGATGTCGGTACTATTCGTTCAGCCAATGGAACAACAGCGGCTACGATTGATAGCAGTGGGCGTATCTTACAGCCAGCTAAACCAGCTTTCAAGGCAACTTGTGCGGCTCAAACACTAGCAAATAGCACTCATGTAATAATGACCGCAACGACTTCTGTGTTTAATGTAGGCGGTCATTACAGCACTACATCTAAAACATTTACTGCACCTGTTGCTGGCATTTATTACTTTTATGGAACGTGGTTTGGGTCTGGAAGTGCGGGACGAGCTATGACCTCTTTTTACATAAACGGCACAAGGTCATCGGAACATTTAACGCTTATGTCAAACGTAAATGGTGGTGTTCCTTATCCGGGTTCAGACACTTTCCAATTATCAACAGGTGACGAAGTACAATGGTATGGATATCAAGAATCTGGTGGAAACGTAGCTATTAACACAAACTCAAACATCACCCATTGGGGCGGTTTTTTAATCGGATAGGAGACAGACATGGCTTTAACAAAAATAAACTCTGCTGGTCTTCCCGCTGGTACTGTGTTACAGGCTGTATCGGCAACTAAAACTAACACTCAACAAGTGACTGGTGCACATCAAGACGTTTTGTCAGCAACGATTACACCATCGAGTACATCCTCTAAAATACTTATTCAAGTTCTGTTTAATGGAGCTTGTGATGAGCGTTATGCAAGCGTGAAGCTGTACAGAGCTACCACTCAAATTGGATTAGGGGATGCAGACGGAACTTCTCCTCGGGTGTTTATGTCTATCGATAGCAATAACGATGAACCTAACAATCAATATGTGATGAGAACTTTAAGTGGTAATTTCTTAGACTCGCCTAGCTCAACGTCAGCTATTACCTACAAAATAACTGCTGGAAATGACCACAGTACATCAAGCTCGGATGTTTATGTAAACATGACAGCAGTCAGTGGTGCTGGAACTCATTTGATGCGAGGCATTACAACAATAACACTTAGTGAAGTAACTGGATAGATGAAAGACATCCACACAGATATAGCGATTGCAGGTGGCGGTATCTCCGCTCCTCTTTGGTTGCCTGCTCTTAATGAGTGGATAGGTTTAGTTCTTGGTGTGCTTTCTATCTTATATGTATTGCGTAAATTATTTAAGTAGTTCTATGTTTGATGTTGTTCTATTAGCTTGCCATTTGATGATACCAAATCAATGCTTGCAGATTGATAATACAAGAGGGCCATACCAGACAATTGAGCAATGTCATATTCGTATGCTTGAAATGTCTATAGCTACAAAGGATGTTTTTAGGCGTAATAACCAGCCATATGTTATAATTAAGCGCGAATGTCGCCCCCTTGATGGTAGTGTGGCACGTTCATCAGTCACGAACGGCCTGAGAATCGACGTTTTTTCTTCATAATGTGCGTTTTGTAATGCACTAATGCAGTATAGTGTAGCACCATGTTACCTATATTAGTCAAAGCAGTAGCCGGCATAGCTGGCTCATGGGTTGAATCCAAAGTCGAAACAGCCAAAGCTAAAACTGCTGTTGCCAAGCGGGTCGCCGCTGGTGAACAGGAGTGGAATCTCGAACAAGCAAAGAATAGTAACCAGTCGTGGAAAGACGAGTGGCTTACTGTGCTTGTATCTATCCCCCTCATCTTAGCCTTTACAGGGCATGAAGACATTGTTGAGCGTGGCTTCAATGCGCTTGAGGCAATGCCTGATTTCTATAAGACAGCGGTTGGCGTTGTGTTTGCCGCCAGCTTTGGTGTGCAACAATTAACAAAGATGTTTAAGAAATGAACAAATCAGAATTTGCAGCTCTAGTTGCAAAACATGAAGGCCTTCGGCTGGATATGTATATGGATACTGTGGGTGTACCGACAGTTGGTTATGGTCACAATATGCAACAACCTATCTCAGAGAGAGCGGCGCTTGTTATCTTAGAAGATGACATTGAGATTGTGCTGAATGAATTAGATGAGCGCATGGAATGGTGGAGAGATTTACCAGAAGAGGCCATGAAGGTCGTAGCTTCTATGGTGTTTAATCTAGGCTGGCCCCGCTTCTCTCGCTTTAAGAAATTTATATCTGCACTCGAAGACCGTGACTATGAACGTGCGGCTGTTGAGATGGAGGACAGCTTATGGTTTCAGCAGATTAAAACACGAGGCCCCGAACTGAAACAGATGATGTTGGACAGCCATGACTAAATCAATTCAAGCTAAAGAAGTTGATAATAAACAAGCCGTAAAATTATATAATAAACATGGCAATATTCAAGATGGTGCAGATGAATTAGGTATTTCTAAATCAGAGTTTCATCGCCGCTTACAGCAAGGCAAGCGTGATAGCTACGTCCTGCCTGAGATACCGCAAGATGATATGCCTGTCGAAGAGATAGTCGAGCATCTTCATTCTCGTTTTAAGATGAGAAAAAACCATAGAGAAGAGACACGCTGGCACGATATTAAGATGAAGAGCGATGACCCTATCGCCCTGCTCTGGCTTGGCGACCCACACATTGATGACAACTATTGTGATTGGGATTCATTGAGGCGCGACATATCGATTATAGACTCACACACGCACATCTATGGATGTTCGGTAGGTGACTACCAAAACAACTGGGTCGGGCGTCTGGGGCGCATATACGGCGAACAGGACACATCTCACAAGACAGCATGGAAGTTAGTTGAGTGGTTGATTAGCCAGATAAATCCGCTCGTTCTCATTGGCGGCAATCATGATATGTGGTCTGGTGCTGGCGACCCGCTTAAGTGGATTATTGGTGGGCATACGATTCACGAAGATTGGGAGAGCCGTATCGCACTTCAGTTTCCAAATGGAAGAGAGTGCAGAATACATGCGGCGCACGATATGAACGGTCATTCCCAATGGAATTCTCTTCATGCCCAAAACAAGATGGCGCGGTTCAAGAGCCATGCAGACCTGTATATCAGTGGACACAGACACAACTGGGGTCTGGCTCAAATCGAGGACGTGGAAAACAAACGAGTAGCGTGGCTTGCCCGAGCGCGTGGCTATAAATTCCATGACACTTACGCCATGGTCAAGGGCTTTGACCAACAGAACTTTGGACAATCCATTATGCAAGTAATCGACCCGCATAATCCTAGTCCTTGCTCATGGTCACAATGTTTTGTGGACCCACAGGAAGGCGCTGACTATCTTGATTATCGGTTATCGCTTCGCAAGTAACAGCCGCATAGCCTGCTATATCTACCCATGAATCTTCGTGCGTCTCATCATTCATAAGGCGAGCCATCTTCAACATCATAAGCATTATACCTACATCATGCACAGTAAACTCTGTGTCTTTATAAGCAGACCATAGCTTTGCCAACTTGTTGAATGAATCAACTGGCTTGCCATAAGCAACACCCCTGTCTCTGACAGCTTCGCGCGCCTCATCTAATGCAATGTATCTATCCATAATGTTTAACTATACCTTTGCTGTTTCCATGATGAAGATTTAGTTCTTTCGCTTCTATAATTTCCACATCACCAAGGCTGTAACCAAGCCTCGGTATAGCTTTCGACAATCGCGCTCTATTTTCAGCAAGTTCCCCCGCCTCCTCTTCATCAAGAGCTAAGACTTGAATGGTGCGAGTGTACTCTTGAATCATAGTTACTTCGTGCCAGACAGCATGCTCTTTAAAGTCTGTGGTGGTTTTGGTTTGTGCTCGTATTGTGCTCATCTGAACTTCCCTTCTTAGAATGCAGTATATAATAATGTATAAATATCACTAAAAATGCATAAATGCACAATGATAGTTATGAGTAAGATAAGGTATAAGCTATTGTTTTTGTGACGGAAATTGGTGGAGCGTACTGGGATTGAACCAGTGACCCCTACAATGTCAATGTAATTTCGCCCTGTCCTATCTATATGATTTTGTTTTATTTT